TTGATTTGGAATGAATGGTTTCGGGATGAAAACCTTCAGAATTCGGTTACTGTGAATAAGGGCGATGGCCCTGATTTGTATTCGGATTACACGCTTTTAAAGCGTGGTAAGCGGCATGATTATTTCACGTCCGCGTTGCCCTGGCCTCAAAAGGGGACTGCAGTCACGTTGCCATTGGGCAATAGTGCTCCAGTTTATGGTACTGGTTACAGTTTGCCTGTTACTGATGGGACGTGGATTGGTTCGACGGCTTCGGTTACTGGTACGGGTAATATTACCCGGTCGCAGTACGGTTTGTGGGGCGACCCTCCTGGGTCGAATGCAGGTGCTTACAACACGTCCGGTGGTAATTACCAAGTTGGTGTTTTGACGAAGAGTCAGATTGTTGCCGGAGGGGGTACGGCTGCGCAAAGTGGTTTGTATGCGGATTTGAGTGCTGCGACTGCTGCGACTATTAATCAGATCCGTGAATCGTTCCAGATTCAGCGATTGCTTGAGAGGGATGCTCGAGGTGGTACGCGTTATACTGAAATTATCCGTTCTCATTTTGGCGTTATCTCTCCGGACGCTCGCCTACAGCGTCCTGAGTATTTGGGCGGTGGTAGTACTCCTATTATCATCAATCCTATTGCCCAGACGTCTGCTACGGGCACTGGTACTCCGCTCGCTAATCTCGCGGGTGTTGGAACCGCTCTTGCGAGCGGTCACGGATTTACTCAGAGTTTTACAGAGCATGGTTTGATTATCGGTATGGTTTCCGTACGTGCTGATTTGAGTTATCAGCAAGGTTTGCGGAAGATGTGGAGTCGGAAGACTCGATATGATTTTTATTTTCCGGTGTTCGCTCATTTGGGCGAACAAGCGGTGTTAAACAAGGAGATTTATTCGCAGGGTACTTCTGCGGATGACAATGTGTTCGGGTATCAGGAGCGTTGGGCCGAGTATCGGTACCATCCAGCTCAGATTACTGGTTATTTCCGGTCTACTACGACCGGGACTTTGGATGCTTGGCATTTGGCGCAACGGTTTACTTCGTTGCCGAGTTTGAATTCGACGTTTATTCAGGATTCGCCACCGATTGATCGAGTGGTGGCGGTTGGTGCGTCTGCTAATGGGAAGCAGTTTATTTTTGACAGCTTCTTTGACATTAAGGCAGCGCGTCCGATGCCGTTGTATTCTGTGCCTGGTCTGATTGACCATTTCTGATCATGGCAGATTTTTTTTCTGCTTTGGGCAGCATTGGCAGCGGGTTGCTCGACAACCTGTTTGCCAATCGTCGCCAGGAAGATCAGCAGGCTTTTAATGCTCAGCAGTTTGCTACGCGTTATCAGACTACTGTTAAGGACATGCAAGCGGCGGGGTTGAACCCGATGCTTGCTTATAGTCAAGGTGGAGGAGCTGGAGCTTCGAGCGGTATTGGTTCTAGTTCGGGGTCTATGACCCAGGCGTATTCGGCTTATCAAGAGAACCAGCGCCAGCGTGAGTTGTTGGATGCGCAGAAATCGCAGTTGGACAGCCAGGCGGCTTTGAATAGTGCTAATGCTGCTAAGGTTGCGCAAGAGGCGCGGTCAGCGCGTATTGATGCGGATAATAAAGAAAGGTTTGGTGAAGAAACTGGTGGTTTGAATGTTGAGTTGTTGCGTGGTCAGGTTGGGAGTACGCAAGCGGAAATTCAACGGATTTTGTCGCAGACCGGTTTGAACACTGCTCAGATCGATGTTGCTGTTAAGACGGCGGAGCGTATTGGAGAAGAGATTAAGAATATTCCGAAGGAAGGTGAGCGTTTATTGGCTGCTGCTAAGCAGTTGATGGCTTCGGACGGTTTGTTGCGGCAGCAAAGTATTTCAGAGGTTGATCGGCGGAAGGTGCTGGCGGCTCAGGCTATTCAGATTACTAAGACGGCGAAGTTGCAGCAACTTGATATTGATGCTGCGGAGAAGTTTAATAACTTAGGGCGTGAGTCTGGACAGGCGAGGCCGTTTGTTGAGATTTTGAAGTCTGTTATAGGGTTTTTTAGGCGATGAAAAAAGTGTTTGTGAGAGATCCGTTTAATTACGACGTTGACGCGGCTTCGGTCGCGTCTGGTGTTTCGTGTCCTGAGCCCAGTTTGGCTCAGCAGCATATGGCTGAAGACACGGATATTAACAAGATCGTTGAGCGATTTGGTGTAACGGGCCAGTTGCCCGTTGTTGATCGTATGCCGCTGCCCGACGAT